CAACTGCCTTAACTGGGAGCAAGTAAATCTTAGCATTCATTCTATTATTTTCACGATCTAGATCAGTGTTATTTGTTCCGTCACAAACAACTTTGAACTGTCTGATGCCACCACGGGCTTGAACTAGTGCCAACACAGGTGAAACTTTGCTGACAAATTCGGTATATAGAGATGGGGTTAGTTGTTCCCAGATCAATCTGTTGCCAATATCGATAACTTGGCGTTGTACGTCCATAACCATGCGTTGTACGTTAATGCTATCAAGAGATGTTTGATCGCCGTCAAGTGTCTTTTGTGCAAAGATTACATAACCTTCATTTGGGAACTTAACGATTGGATTTACTCTTACTTGATAAAGCTTCTCACGTTCGTTTTGGTTAACTCTTGTTCTTGTTAGAGTTACGAAGTTAAGAGCTGCACGGTTGAATCCGGCTGGAGCGAACCATGGATATGCAACTTTGTCATTGTATCCGATTGCTGCTAGAGAAGCAACTGTAGCTGGTACTGTAACTCTCTTGCCGCTTTGTGGATCTGGGATTACAACGTCTGGGAAGTATGCTGCTACGAATGTGTTATTCAATGCACGGCTGTCAAAGTTGTCAGCGGTATTTTGAACGTTAATGTAGCTTCCGGTTCCAGTTGTTGTACCATCAAATATTCTTACTCCATCAGAGTTGTAATTTGGTACGTCCATTGCGTATAGAGCCAATCCATAGTTAGCAACTGCATCAGAAGCATAATCTGTTACGAATGGCTCACGTTGTCCTGGAAGTCCCAATAGATTGATATTTGAAGCGATTGGATTTGTGATAATGTCTGTTGCAACTCTGTAAGAGTTAACTTGGTTATTCAATATTCCAACGCCGTTTTGATTAAAATCAAATCCAGGGCTATCATATGATTGGTGTGCGCCGCCATAACCACCTACGCCAAATTCTGTTGATGTAGAGCGATCATCAAAGTTTTGTGCATGTTGGTCTAGAATGTTAACGCCATCAAAACCACCGTACATAAAGACTGTGAACTTTGCGAAGTTATTGAATCTGTTGAACTGGATTGGTTGAGTGCCGCTGTGAATAAGGCTTGCAAAGGTAAGTTGATTACCAGATACGCAGCTACCGGTTACGGTATAAGTTGTTGGATCAACTGCGCCATTACGAACATATACAGCATTTTTCATTTGTGTATTTACGGATGCCGTAAGGTAGTTGAAACCGGTTGTTCCTAGCGCAACACGTGCTAATGTAAACTTGTTGTTATTGAATTCGTCTGTTGAAGAACCGGTTACAAGAACATCTAGCTTCTCAATACCAACAAATCTTGTGAAGGATTGAATTACTCTGTTTGCTTCGTTGTTAATGTTTGTGTTAAGAACGTTGTTGTTGTTACGCTCAAACTTAACACCCCAGTATAGTCTTGCATCTGTAATTTCTTGTGGACCTGTTACAGTTACAAGACCGCTGCCAGATACTGCACCACGAGTTACCTTGAAACGGAATGGAACTGGTGGAACGATTGCTCCTTCGCAACCGAAAGTATCTGCCGAGCCGCTGCCAGCAAGACGAAGTTCTCCGGAAGAACCAGAAATATCTGTAAATGTTGGGTTGGTATTCAATACTTGTGGACCACGGAATCCGAATGGTACTACAGTACCTGGGACCATCTTCTGTTCTACCATTTCATTCATTACTACACGAATGTAGTTAGATTGATTTGGATACTTGCCAGAACGGATAATGCGGCGATCATTTGGATCTTCTACGTCAAAGTTATAGTAAGCCTTTGCATCACCGATAACTTTAGCAATATACTTGTCGCTGTCTGGATCAAGAGTAAGATCATTGAACTGTTCAATAACAGCCTGATTATAATCTGTATCATCAAATCTACGTACTGTTAAGGTGAATGAGCCATATGGGTATGTTGGATTTGTAGATGCAATGATATTTTGAATAGAAATTTTGATCTTATCATTAGAGTAAATACCATCATCAATAGCTTCAATGTGGAACAACTCGTATTCTGTTGAACCATACGGTTGAGAAATGAAGCTTGGTGTTTTTGGTGTTGTAAAACGTGTATCATAACGTCCGAATAGTTCAACGAATGGCGTTGTATCCAATCCGGAAGTATCAGACGTGTTTGATGAACCGGAAGCGATTAGAACACCAGATACAGTATTTTGCGCAACTGTTGCAACTTCATCGTCAACTGCAAAATCTGCATAAACATAGTGTTGTTCTTGTTCAAACTTTGCTGGATCTGTGTTAAGAAGCTTGGCAAAGTAAAGATCAGATGTTGGATTAAAGGAAGCAGATAGAATTCTTATACCTGCCAAACCATCGGCACTTCCAAATGCTGAACCAAGAGATGTAGAGATTACGATCTTGAAATATGGTTCTTCACTATCTGCTGGTGTTGAATATACTGCAACGTCATCTAGAAGTGGATTAAATGCTTCTCCAGATCCTGACATTACCATTATACGTGAACCGGAAGCAGTAAAGATTACGCCACGAACAAGGTTTACGCTTCCAACGCCGTCAGCAGCATCTGGAAAACTATCATTATCTGTGAACATTGGCATACCAATGTCTTGATCCGTTTGCAATTGGTGACGAGCAACTAGGAATTGTACGGTTCCTCCTGCTCTACCACCTGTGTTTAATGCTATAGCGCCACTAACCTTAAATCCTGCATTTTTAACGATTCCAGCAGTTCTTGTTGCATCAATATCTGCTCCGGTGACGTTTGCACCTGCGCCCAATATTCTTACGAAAGTAAGAGCATTGCGATTTTGTAAGAACTTATCTGCCGCATATGGTACTGGTAGCTTTGGATCGTAACCTCCAAACTTGGTTACGAAATCGGAAAAGGATCCAATTGTATATGGAACGAATGCTGGTCCCTTAAGGGATGCGCCTACTAAACCAGCAGGGACACCAACCGGACCAGCAGTTCTTGCGGTTAGATCGATTTCACGATCAAAATAGCCTGGGAAATTAAAAAGTTGTTGTGGCATTGATTTAATCCTTCTTATCTAGATGCGATATAGTTGCCTTTTTCTTTTTCTAATTAGGGTCAACTACCTTACTCTTTCCTGTTTATTTGGACGATATTAAATATTCTTCTAATGTTTCAATATCAGAAGCAGCAAACACAGTTTCCCCCTTCTTTTGATTGGTATCTAAAATAGATACATACTTCTGTTTCTTTTTTCCTGTTATTGGATCAAATATTGTCTTATTAACAGCAAATCTTTGTTGTGTGGTAGGAGTTTGTTCTGTTTTTGGATCTCTATTGATATCTGTTAAAGTAAAACCTTCATGTACTGTGTCTTTTTGTGGAGGTCTTTCTAAATGTTCTTTAGGTTGTATGTCTCCTGCCACAGCAACATCAAATACTATGTTAGGAGCACTTATCCATTTCCTTACAGGAACGGCGTTTGTTGGAGCTTGAGCAACTAATAAATAACCTTTAACTGTTATATTAAAAGTATATTTTATAAGACGCTCCTCACCTTCGAACTGATCAATGTTCTCGCCGTTACTAAAGCTGTCCTCAGTATATGCAAGGAACCAATATCCTTTATCTGTCTCCAGCTTATGACCTCTAAACTGCGGAAGAAAGCTAGTCATGTAAGTTTGAATAAGATACGTCATGTGTTGAGTATAGTTTGTCCAAAAAACTACCTCATACTTTGCTGTGAAGAATTGTGGTTGTGGTATTGTTATAACTTCATATATGTTGTTAGCAGATATTCTGTTCTCTAACAATCCACCTTGTATTACTTCCAAAGTATTTGCATCGTCTCCAGTAGGTCTGGTAGAGGTTGGTAATCCAGACAGAACGTTCTGTAGGTTTTTCAATCCTTGTTTATTAACAAGATTTTGATAATCTCTATCTTCCGGAGATAGTTTTCTCTTAATTGTTAAAACGCCGGTTCTTGCATTCATACCTCGTGTATAAATGTCGTCAGGAGTTTGCTCTATAGAAGTTCTACGGATAGAAATTGCTGGAAGTATAAGAACCTTGTTCTTGTCACGAGGCGGCTTCAATCTTTTTGCAAGCGCAAATCTTTCGCCAGTAGCAAAGATAACATAAGGCTTCTTTATATTCTGTGGACCTTTGTTTGCACTCATTATGAATGTGTTAAAACCGATAGTTTTATCAAACAAACGATGAATGGCTATGTCTATATCTTCAATACCAACTGGAGGTATCGTAAAATCTAAACTGGGCTGATTTTCATATCCACTATCAAGATGATCTTTAGGATTTCTTGGATCTTGTGGTATGTTTTGCCGGGTTACGTTCTCTTTTGCATCAGCCATATATCTAAATATCAGTCTTCATTATAGATATCTACTGGTTCCACGTAAGTTGGGCTATTATTATCAAAAGAAGATGCTTCCTCTGGTTTATGTGTTGGATCTGGATCAGAATCTACGTTAATAATGCGGGCGCCCTCTGCTAATGCTATAGGTGCCATATCCTCTGCCAATCTATCCCGCATCTGACGACGATCAAGGGTTTCTCCCTCAATGTTCTCCGTAAGACCACGCTGTTGTTGCCAAACCTTTGTGACATTACTATCCATATATTTGACGCCTTGGTCTTTAAGCATCTGTTTAAAGATATTAACGTCAAATTGTCCTTTGCGAGCTACTTTACCTTCTAACTTATAGCCGGTTGTATACTCTACTTGCCCGTATATGTTGTTAATAGGCACGAATGTCACTAATTCGTATAGTTGGTCGCCATAAAGGAAGAAATCGCCTTCATTGAGGTTATAGCCCTTGTCCAAGAGATCACGAGCTTGAACAAACAGCTCAAAC